TCACGGTCGGTTGAGCACGCCGCAGACCCTGCCTAGGACGGTCAGCCGCTCCGTCTCGGACATGCTGAGCTGCACGGGCGGGACCGACGGGTTGTCGCTGGCCAGATGCACGCCGGAGCCGACGATCCAACGCGCCCGCTTCATCAGCAGGGCCCCGTCGACCCTCACCGCGTAGACCTGGCCGTCGCGGTCCACCCGCGTGACGGACGTGTCGAGGATCGCAATGGCCCCGTCGCGGATCGTGGGCTCCATGCTGTCACCGGTCACCCGGACGGCAACCGTCCTGCCGCGCGGGCGAAAAAGCTCGCGAACGACCGTCCCCGGAAGCTGCAGGACCTCCACAGGCTGCTCGTCGCCCCAGGGCTCCCGGCCCGAGCCGGCCGAGAACTCGATGTCGTACAGCGGGCATTCCCAGGTGTCGGCCTGAACGGCCGGCAGCTGCGGCAGCTCGGCGCCGCCTCCCTCCTCGCCGGCGGCGAGCCAGCCCACTGAGACGCCGCCAGCGGCCGCAAGGCGCACCAAGACCGGCCGCGTCGGCTCGTTGATCTTCTGCAGGTAGTTCCGGAGCGTGTTGGGCGGCACCTTCGCCAAGGCCGCGAAGGCGCCTTGGGAGCCGCCAGTCGTGCGCTCGAGCAGCATTCGAAGCCGTTCCGCGAAGCTGCCGGCGTCGGCAGATGCATGCTGGGGAACCGAATTCGGTCTGTCGGAGTGGAAATCTGACATCAGCCGCCCTCATCCTTGTTGACATTGGGCCCAACTCCATCCGAAAACCGCATTCGGACGGAGCGGCACCTGATGCGGAAGAGTTGGAACCGGAAACGCATACTCGCCGAACTGAAGGCCCGCGGCACGAGCTTGCGCGCCATCGGCGACGAGATCGGCTACGCCCCCACCTCGATCTACGGCGTCTTCCGGGCGCCGATGCCGCGCGCCGAGGCGGCCATCGCCGCCGTTCTCGGTACCAAGCCGCACCTTATCTGGCCCTCTCGCTACGATCAGGACGGCGACCCCATCGGGTGGTCCCGAATGAAGGCGGTTATCAACTCCAAATTCGGTGCCGGCAACGTCAAAACCGGCGAGGCCGCGTGACATGGCTTCCGCGAGCCGCGACCAGCTGACGTTCGAAGGGTTGTTCGTCCCGCCAGCCCCGACACCCAAGCCGGCCGACCTCGGCCAGGCGGTGCGTCGGGCGCTGTCCGAGGCGCTCAAGGGGGCGGCCCGCAAGGGGACGCCCCGCAAGGGGCTCGCCGAGCGCATCAGCGCCGCCGCATGCCGCGAGGTAAGCGTCCACATGCTGGACCGCTTCGCGGCGCAGTCCTGCGAGAATTGGCGGCTTCCGGCCGAGCTGGTGCCGGCCATCGCCCAGGCCACCGGCGACCGCAAGATCGTGGAGCTGCTGGCTGAGGCCTGCGGCGGCCGTGTGCTTTGGGGCGACGAGGCGGCCGTGGCCGAGCTTGGCGCCCTCCACCTGCAGGAGCGGGACGCGCGCGCCCGACGACGATTGCTCGATCGTGCCTTGCCTCCGGCAAGGCGCGCCGAAGTCCTCGACGGCCTCCGGGGCCGGTTGGGAGGCGCCGGCGGATGAACCTAGCGCCCATCTCGGGGGGGATGGGGACGGAGGCCGAAGCCGCGGAGGGCCGAGCCCTCGAGCTTCTCCGGGCCGATGCCTTCACCGCCGCCGATCTCGTCGCGCTGAGCCTGCCTGGCCTGCCGGGAACTCGGCGCCGCATGCGGGACCATCTTGAGCGCCTCGGCGTGCGCCCGTTCGCCCGCATCCGCAACGGCGGCGTCACCCACGTGTACCAAAAGGAAGCCCTGCCGCGCGATCTGCGGCTGGCGATCGCGGCGCGGCTGGGTCCGTTCCTTCCCGGAGCGGGCCTCGGCGCGACCAAAGCGGCGATTGCGGCCCCGGAGGCGCTCACGCGCTCGCAGCAGCAGCTCCTCGCCGCCACACCCCGCCGCGCCACCCGCGCCGAGACCCGCGCCGTCGCGGTCCGGGCCTTCGAGGCATGGGTGCTCATCGTGGGGCTTCGCGGCCGCCGCGCCGCCGAGCGCTTCGCCGAGCTGTGGGCGGCGGGCGCCATCGAGGCGCCGGACTGGGTGCTAGAGGCCCTTCCGGCCCTGAGCGCCCCCTCGCTTCTGCGCTGGCAGCAGCGCCTGGCATCCGAAGGCGCCATCGCCCTCGCCGGCGACTACAAGCCGCGCCTCTCCATCATCGACGCGGACCCGGTGCTCCGCGACGCGGCCGAGGGGCTGATCTACCGGCATCCGCACGCGAAGGGCTCGGACCTTCGCGACGCCTTGAAGGCGCTTTGCAACGACGGCCGCGACCTTCCCTCCTACCGGGCCTGCTGCCGCTGGCTCGCCGACTGGAAGGCAAAGCGCCGCCAGCTCCACCAGCACCTGCTCAACCCGGACGCCCACCGCGGCCGCTTCATGCCGGCCTTCGGCGACGCGGCCGCCGGCGTCGAGCGCCCCAACCAGCTCTGGGAAATGGACAGCACCCCGGGCGACGCGATGCTCCGTGTGGGCGATCGCCGGGTGCGTCACTCCGTCATCGGGGTGGTCGACGTCCACACCCGCCGCAAGTTGCTGCTGGTTTGGCCCACCTCCAACAGCGAGGGCATCGCCCTCCTCATCCGCCGCGCCATCCTCGAGTGGGGCGTGCCGGAGGCGATCAAGACCGACAACGGCGCGGACTACACGTCCCGCGCGGTGTCCCGCGTGCTCGCGGACCTTGGGGTGAGCCACAAGTTGACCCGGCCCTTCTCCCCCGAGGAGAAGCCGCACATCGAGCGGGCGCTGGGCGCCTTCTCGCACGGCCTGGTCGAGCTGCTACCGGGCTTCGCGGGGCACAACGTCGCCGAGGCGCAGGCGCTCCGGGAGCGGCAGACCTTCGCCTCCCGGCTGATGTCGCGCGGCGAGGTCGCGGACTGCCCGCTCTCGCCCGAGGAGTTCCAGCGGTTCTGCGACCGCTGGTCCGGCGAATACCACTTCCGCCGCCCCCACGCAGGCCTCGGCAACCGCACACCTGAGGAGGTGATGCGCGCCTGGACCGGGCCGCTGCGCCGGGTCGCGGACGAGCGCGCGCTGGACCTGCTGCTGGCGCCGGTGGTCGGCCTGCGCACCGTCACGAAGAAGGGCATCCGCCTCGACCGCGGCACCTATATCGCGGCCGCGCTGGGCTCCCTGGTGGGTGAGCAGGTGGAGTGCCGGCACGACCCCGCGGATCTGGGCCGCATCTACGTCTTCACGACCGAGGGCGCCTTCGTCGCCGTCGCCGAGGATCCGGAGCGGACCGGCATCGACCGCCGCGCGGTCGCCCAGGCCGCCAAGGCCGTCGCCCGCCGCGGCGTGTCCGAGCAGCGGGCCCGCCTGAAGGAGGCCGCGAAGGCGCTGCCCAAGGGCGCGGCGCTGGCGGAGGCGATCCTCGACGCGGCGGCGCCGGCGGCCAACGTCGTCGCCTTCCCGCGCGCGGCCGCGCCGCACTCCACGCCCGCCATCGAGCAGCTCGGGCGCGCCGCGCGCGCCGACGAGGCGATGCCGCCGGCCGAACGCTCGGCCGAGGAGGCCGCCCGCGCCGCCTGGGTGGCCGAGAAGGCCAGACGCCGCGCCGTCGAGGCGGCCGAGGACAGCGCCGACGCCCAGCGCGAGGCCCGCATCAAGCGCGGCCTGGCGGTCATGGACGCCCTGCTCGCCGGCGCCGCCGTGCCGTCGGCCGACGCCGAATGGTTCGCCGGCTACCGCGACCTCGGCGAGTTCCGCGTCGCGCTGCGCCTGCAGGGGCTCGACCCCGACGACATCCCCGCAACCGCCTGAGGAGACACCATGGCAGCCCCCGCCAGCCGAACCGACCTGCAGACGGCCACCGAAAGTTCGGGCGGCATCGCGCAGCTCCGCAACGTCGGCGCCTTCGCGGCCGCGCTCGAGGACGCCAGGCGGCGCCCGCACCACCTCCCGGGCCTGGTGTGCATGTACGGCCCCTCGGGCTGGGGGAAGAGCCGGGCGGCGACCTTCGGCGCGAACCTGCACCGCGCCGTCTACGTCGAGGCGCGCTCCACCTGGACCAAGCGGGCCTTTTGCCGGGCGATCCTCCACGAGCAGGGCGTCGAGCCGGACGGCCGCGTGTACGAGATGGTCGAGCGCATCGCCCAGGGGCTGATGGCCAACGACACGCCGCTGATCGTGGACGAGGCCGACTTCGTCCTGCAGGCGGGCATGATCGAGATCGTCCGCGACATCCACGAGGCGTCGGGCGCGGTCGTGGCGCTGATCGGCGAGGAGCGCCTCCCGAACAAGCTGCGGGCGGTGGAGCGCGTCCACAACCGGATCGCCTTCTGGGTGGCGGCGCAGCCCTGCGACCTGCAGGACGCGAAGGAGCTGGCGCGCCTCTACCAGCCGAAGCTCTCGCTTGGCGACGACCTTCTGGAGAAGGTGGTGCAGGCCAGCGCCGGCGGCGCGCGGCGGATCGTCACGAACCTGCACAACATCGCCCTCGAGGCGAAGCGGCAGCCGGCCGAGGTGCTGGACCTCCGTTGGTGGGGCCGCAAGCCGCTGTTCACGGGCGACGTCGAGGCGCGTGCGGCACTGGCCGCGCCCCGGAGGGCCGCGTGACGCGACCGCCCCGCTGCCCCGACGCCGCCGCGGCCCGCCTGTGGACCCAGCTCCAGGCCGTCCGCGTGGGCGTCTTCGTGTCCACCTCGAAGCTCGCCGGATGGGCCGAGGTGAAGAAGCCGCTCGTCAAGCAGCTGCTCGCGCAGTGGCGCGCCGGCGGGCACGTCCTGCACCGCCCCGGCCGTCACGCGGGGCGGGAGGTCGACACCTGGTCGCCCGCGAGGCGCGCCCCGCTGCCACCCGCCGGCACGCCCTCCGAGACCGACCAGGACCGGATGTGGCGCGCGATGAAGATGATGAAGACGTTCACGGTGCAGGACCTCGCGTTGCACGCCGCCGTCCCGGGCGCCGAGATCCCCGTCGGGACGGCCCGCGCGTATCTGCTGCACCTGCAGCGCGCCGGCTACGTGGCCGCACAGCGCTCCGCCATGAACGCGCCCGCCGCCTACCGCTTCCTCAAGAGCACCGGGCCGAAGGCCCCGCGGGTGCTGAAGCTGCCGGCGGTCTGGGACCCCAACCTCCAGAAGATTGCCTGGATCCAGCCTGCGGAGGAGGTGGCCGGTGCTTAGCCTCCTCGCCCGCCAGATCCTCGTCGTGGCCCCCGCGGGCTTCGCGTGCGGCTACGGCCTCGCCCTCCTGCTCGACTGGGTGAGGCCATGAGCGGCAGGAACCGCGCCGCCGCCCTGTCCGCCTGGCCCGAGCCCGCGCCCGATTGGGTGCTGCGCCTGGCGGACGAAGCGGACGCCACCAGCCAGGTGCGCGCCGGCGAGCGCCTCGGCCTCAGCCCCTCGACGGTGAACGCAGTCATCCGCGGCCGCTACGGCGCCAAGACCGACCAGGTCGAGCGCGTGGTCCGCGGCAAGCTGATGGACGCGAAGGTCGAGTGCCCCGAGCTGGGCCCGACACCGCTCGACGTCTGCCACGACCACCAGGCCCGCGCCGGCTCCTTCGTGGACACCGGCTCCTTCCGGGCGCGGATGCGCCGCGCCTGCAAGGCCTGCCCCCTTTCCCGCTTCGCACAGGACCCCGCATGAGCAGGACGAAGAGCGCCGCCGAGGGCACGCCCGGCCCCGGCCACAACAGCGGCGAGGACGGGCCCCTCGCCGGCGACCGCCTCGCCGGGCTGGTGCAGCGGCTCGAGCGCATCGAGCAGGACATTGGCGCGCTGAACAGCGACAAGCGCGACGTCTACGCGGAGGCGAAGTCCGCGGGCTTCGACCCGAACGCCCTGCGAGAGGTGCTGCGCTACCGCCGCGACCCGGCGAAGCACGAGGAGCGCTGGACGCTCCGCGACCTCTATCTCCGCTCCATCGAGAGCGCGCAGGCCAAGCCATGACCGCCCAGCTCCAACCCGACCACGAAGGCCTCTCGAAGGCCGTCGTGAAGGCCCTCGGAACCGTGAAGCGCATGCCCAAGCTGCGCGTCGCGGGACGCGCGGACCTCCGGAAGGCCGTGCTGCTGACAGGCCGCGACCTGCTCCAGGCCTGCGAGCTGCTCGAGAACGAATTCGACATCCTCATCCTCCCGCAGGAGGTGGCACAGATCGCCCTCGACGGCCCGACCGTGGACCGGGTCGTCGAGACGATCCGGCGCGAGCTCGACTACCGGCTGCTGGGCGAGCGGATGGCGGCCGTCCGGGAGCGCCAGTGCGATGCCTGAGACGCCCCGCACCACCTGCACCGGCTGCCTGCACGTCTCGGTAAGCCCGAGCGGCTGCGCCCGGTGCCATCACCCCGCGCGCTGGCACGACGCCGTCGCCTCCTGGGGCAAGCCGCGCGTGATCGACGAGCGCTGGCGGGCCGGCGACGCCTGCCCGCACTGGTGCCCCCTCCGCCGGAAGCTGGCCGAATGACGCCGCTCCTCCCCAAGCCGCGGCCGCGAGACTTGGCCGCCCTCCTCAACGGCCTCGCCGAGGGCGCCGGCGCCGGCGAGCTGACCGACATCCGCGCCCACGAGGCCATGGGGTGGGAGGTGCGGGGCCGCCCGCACGGGTGCCCGCTGGTCCGGAACCCGCTGCCGGGCGCTTGGCAGCCCATGCCCCGCGTCTCCCGGTCCGTGGACGCGGCTGCCGCCTTCCGTCCGTGGGGCTGGCGCTGGCGCGCCGGCGAGCGGGAGGACGGCATGGGCTTCGGGTGGGTGTCAGCCCCCGGCCCCGTCGAGCCGGAGTTGGTGGTGCGCTACTGCGAGGCCAACGCGGCATCGCCGGCGCTTGCCCTGCTGCGGGCGGCACTGTCCGCCCAACTCCTCCTCCTGACCGAGGCGCTGCCGCCCGCGGCCGCGCGCTGCCAGTGCGGCTGGGACGGGCCGGACGCTGCGCTCCTCCGTGGCAACGGCTGCCCCGACTGCCGCCGGCGCCTCCCGGCGCTGGAGTGCGCGGCATGAGCGAGGACCGCCGCGCCGATCCCTGGGCCCGTCGAGAGATCTCCCGCCTGCAGCACGAGGTCGCGATGCTCCGCGAGCTGCTGACCGGCCGGAAAGCGCCTCGCGCCGATGCCTGCCAGGTGATCGCCGACATCGTCGGCAACCATCACGGCACCACCGGAGCGACACTGCTCTCCCGCGAGCGGGTGCGCGAGCTGCACGAGGTTCGCCGTATCGCGATCTACCTGTGCCGCCGGGTCACGGGGCTGTCCTACCCGGCACTCGGCCGCGTCTGGGGCCGCGACCAGACCACCATGCACCAGGCCGTGCAGGAGGTGGGCTCGGCCCGCGACGCCAACCGCCCGCTCGCCCGCAAGCTGGCCGCCCTTGAGGCCGAGTGCAAAGCCGCGCTCGAGGCGCGCGCCACCTCCCCAACCCTCGTCGAAGGAGAGACGTCATGCGTGTGAAGACGCCTGCGGCCTGCGTGCCGCAGAGCCGGGAGGAGGCCGACACGCTGCTGGCGCGCCTCGGCGTCTTGGTCCGGGACCGCCAGGTCGTGCAGGCCGCCCACGACGAGGCCGTGGCGGCCGCGAAGGCGAAGGCCGAGCGCGAGGCCGCGCCGATCGACGCCGAGATCGCGGAGGCGACCCGGCTGATCCAGGCCTGGGCGGAGGCGAACCGGAGCGACCTCACCAAGGGCGGCCGCACCAAGACCGTGAAGATGCCGGCGGGCGCGCTCTGCTGGCGGGCAGGTCGCGCGCGTCTCGTCGTCACGGACGAGGCTGCGGCGGTCGCGGCGCTGGAGAAGGGCAACCACGTCGCGATGCTGAGCCGCAAGGTGACGCTCGACCGCGCGGCCCTCCTGAAGAATCCGCAGATCGTCGAGGACGTGCCCGGGATCTCTATCGCCGTAGGCGGGGAGGAGTTCGTGGCCGAGCCGGTGGCGCAGCCGCTGGCGGGAGCGGCGGAATGAAGGCGGTGCAGCTCGGCGAACGCCAGTACGCGAAAGGCATATTGCGGGCGATCCGCAGTGCCGCCCACAGCTGCGCGGACAACCTCGCGAACCACGTCGAGGCCCAGTGGCTTGCCGGGGAGTTCGGGCCGCCGGGGTCCTTCGTCGCCGAGATTGGCGAGCCGCAGGACGGCTTGGTGCTGCAGGTGCACGTCACCCTGAAGCTGGCGCCGCCGAACCCCGTCGAGACTAAGCAGTGAGCGCCCGCCGGCCCCGCTGGCTGCGCCGCCGGCGCCGCCGCCAGCAGCTCCGCCGCGTCCGGCGCCTGCTCGGCCTCGCCGCCACCCCGATCACCCTTTCCGCCCTCGCGCGGATGGATCCCGAGGTCCTGGCATGACCACCGTCACCGACGCCGCGGAGCGCGGCGGGATGTTCCAGCTGCACCTGCCCCGCGCGGGCGGTGCCGCGACGTACGAGCCGGAGGCCATGCTCGGCCTCCACGCGGTAGCGACCATCGACCAACTGGCCGCGCTGCTGCGGAGCGAAGGCCGACGCGGCGCCGATGCGCTGGCCGGGCATGCCGGGCTCCTGGTCGCCCCGCCGCCGTCGGTCCGCGCCGTGATGACACTCGGCGCGCTGCACCACGAGCGCGGGTACCGGCTCCCGGACGGGCGCGTGGTGCGCCTCGTGATGGCGGTGTCCGTCGGGGGCGAAGGCGAATGAGGGCGCAGCTCGAGCGGCAGGCCGGCGAGCTGTGGACGGCCGCCCAGAACCCGGAGAACCGCAACAGCCCGTCTGCCCGCGAGCGGTGGGTGCGGTGGCTGGCCGCCGCGGCCGAGCACCTGGTGGAGCAGGAGGTCGCCCGCCGCCTCCAGGAACGCGAAGGCCGGAACGAATGAACCGGCGTGCGACGGACGTCCTGGCGGCCGCGATCCGGCGGGCCTTCGAGCCCGAGCTGGCGCTGCTGCGGGCCTGGCTCCTGAAGCAGGCGAACCCGCCCTTCGTGGTTTCGCTCGATGAGCCGCCGCGGGTGCTGGGGCCCTCGGCGTCCCCGGCGCCGCGGGGGCAGGATCCGCGCGCGAAGAAGGCCGCGGCCCAGCGGAAGTGGCGCGAGAAGAAGCGCGGCGGGCGCCCGCCCTCCAAGGGATTCCCGCCGCCGGTGGATCCCGAGCGCCTCCGGAAGGCCCGGGAGATCTACGCGCGCGGCGGAAGCAGCCGGGACATCCGCCGGGAAACGGGCCTCGGCGCAGGCACGGTGAAGCAGTACCGCGAGGCGGAGGGGTGGTCCCGCGCCGCCGGCGTCGCCGAGCCCGGCAAAGGCCGCCGGCGCGCGGACCCGCCGGACGTGGTGGCCGAGGCGCGCCGCCTGTACGAGGTCGAGTGGCTGGGAGTGAAGGCGATCGCCCAGCGCCTCAAGCTGTCATCGGCCGGCAAGGTGCAGGCCTGGCTGTTCGCGGACGGCTGGCGGCGGCAGCCAAAGCCCAAGTCGCCCGAGATGGACCCGCCCCCAAGCGAGTTACCGGCCACGTCGGCCGCCAAGCCTGTGGATAGCGTGGGCGTTGCGGCACCGGTTCAAAACGCGCCGGCCGCGAACCGCGCCGATCGGAAGCTCCCGCCGCCGGCCGATCCGGCGCCCGCGCGCGTGGTGCCGCCCGCCTTCGTGGGCCGGGCGCCGGCGCTGCGGCGGGTGGCGGACTATCTGTTCGACCAGTTGCGCGTGGAGGGCGTCGGGCAGGCGGCCGCCGCCAACCGCGTCGCCCGGCTCCCCGACGAGGAGCTGCTCGACCAGGCAAACCACCGCCGCGCGCGCCGGCGCCTGTCGCTGTTCGGCATCGACGGCTCGCTTGTGCTCGAGCCCGGCGAGCAGCCGCCGGTGGCGCCAACCGAAGGCCCGGCCGCCGCGAGCCCGGTGCGGAAGGACGCGGCGGCCGCGCCCCGGCCGCCGGCCGTGCCCACGCGGCCGCGCGGCGCGCCCATGCGCGGGCTGACCGAGGCGCAGGAGGCCGATCTGCGTGCCGGCTGGCCGGACGCCGCTCGGACGCGCCGGGACGTGGCCACGGCCGTCGGGATGACGGAGGCCGAAGTCATCGCCCATGCCCAGCGGCTTGGCCTCGGGGCGAAGGCGCAAGGCCCGGCCGCGTCGCAGCCACGCGAGGCGCTCCCGCCGGACACTGCCGCGCTCGAAGCCGTGCCCGCGTCCCTCGACACCGCCCAGGATTGGCTGATCGAGGACCTGGTGCGGGCCGACAAGGTGAAGCAGGGCGAGGCCGAGGACCGCGCCGTCGCGATGCCGGCGAAGCGACTGTTCGCCGAGGTGAACCGACGCCGCGTCGCGCTCGGCCTGTCGCCCTACTTCCTCTCGGAGCGCGCGGCCTGATGGCAGCCTACAGCTTCCAGAAGCGGTTCATTCCGCACATTCTGGCCGGGCTGGAGTCCGGGCCATGGCTCCCCGGGATGAAGCGCCATACGCTGCGCCGTCCGCGCGTCGGCCGGCAGGGCCACGCCCGGCCTGAACAGCCGGTCCACCTCTTCACCGGCATGCGGACTAAGGCCTGCCGGAAGCTCGGCCTGGCCGTTGCCAGCGTGCAGATCCCGGTGACCCTGGCCACCGCGTGGCACGGCCACCCGCTGGTGCTGATGCGCCGCGACGGTGCCGTCACGCTCGGCCGCACCGGGCACTTAGCCCCCGTGGTCCAGCTGCTCCTCTTCACCGCGCCCGGCTTCGTCCTTTGCGGCGAGGCGATGGAGGAGTTCGCCCGCGCCGACGGCTTCGCGGACCTAACCGACATGCTCCGGTTCTTCGATGCGCCGGCCGGCCAGCCGGCGACCCTCGACATGGTCCTGATCGGGTGGCGTCCCCGCTCGGGGGAAGGCGGCCATGCCGACGAGTAGCCTCATCCCCGCCATCCACGCCTGCAGGAAGCACGTCGCCGGCCTCGCCGACGACGGCGCCTGGCGCCCGTTCCTCGAGCGCGTGACCGGCAAGACGAGCCTGCGGGCCTGCGACGGCCGCCAGCTCGGGAAGGTGCTCGACGAGCTGCACCGCCTCGGCGCCCCCAAGAAGGCCGGCGCCGGCGCTCGCGGCGCCACGTCCGACGACCGCCCGCAGGCGCGCATGGCCCGCGGACTCTGGATAGAGCTTGGGAAAGCCGGCGCCGTTCGAGACCCCTCCGAAGCGGGCCTGAACCGTTTCGGCGAGAACGTCACCGGCAAGGTTGCGCTCCGGTTCTGCACGCCGGCCGAGCTGAACAAGCTGATCGAGGCGCTGAAGGGATGGCGGGACCGGACCGACGCGCAGGATCCCGTGGTGCGCATCGCCGAGGCGATGGAGGTGCACCCCGAGGAAACGCGCGACCAGGCGCTCGTCCGTCACCTCTGGGGCGCGCTGCGTGACGCGAAGGCGCTCCGCTACCAGGCCGGCCTCGACGCCTGGCTGCTGCCCCGCTTCGGGGTGGCGAACGTGGCCGCCCTCGACGAGGCGCAGGCCGAGGCCGCCGTGAAGCAGCTGGGCGACTGGCTGCGCGGCCACCTCCGGAGGCAGGGCGCGTGAACGACCAGGAGGCCCTGGAAGACCTCCGTCGCCGCCTGATGGCGCTCTACCTCGACGCCATCCAGGCCCGCGGCATGCCGTGCCGCGAGGTCCTGCATGTCTTCGCGTGGACCACCGGCGAGATGGGCGCCATCGCCGCGGTCCCCCAGCGGGTGGTGCAGGCGAAGCAGGAGCTCCTCGGCAGCCTCGACGCCGGGTGGAACCACAGCGCCCTCGCCGACGCGCCATCGGCCGGACGCGCGTGACATGCCCCGGCACCCCTACCTCCACTTCCCCCTGTTTGACGTCGCGGAGCGGCACGGCCTAGATGCCGCGCTCCTCCTCGCCGAGCGGTTCGGGGGGCTCGAGCTGGAGGTGCCGCAGACGGCCCGCCCGGGCCACGCGGTGGCCCAGGCCTGCGGCCTCGGGGTGTGGGAGACGCTCGTCGGCCTCGCCGACGCGGGGAAGATCCGCAACCGCCGCGTCCACATCCCCATGGGCCCGCGCCACCCGGACCGCATCCGGGCCGCCTGGCGCGAGGGCGAGGTCCGCCGCCTGACCGACGGCGGCGGCAGCGAGCGCGTGATCGCGACGGAGCTGAAGATCTCCGCACGACGCGTCCGCCAGATCCGCGCGCGCTTGCGCGAGCCGCGCCGGCAAGGCACGCTCGACCTGTAGGGCAAGACCCCAGGAAGCGCTTCCGGGGCGCATGCGCTGCCCGCCGCGGCCAAGGTGCCGCCATGGCCGCCCCCCAACGCCCGACCAGCCCCGCCGTTGCCCGCGCCCCGCGCGGGATCCGGAACAACAACCCCGGCAACATCCGCTGGGACAAGAACACGACCTGGCAGGGCCAGGCAAAGGATCAGACGGACAGCGAGTTCGTCGTCTTCCAATCACCCGAATGGGGTATCCGGGCCCTCATCCGCGTCCTGCTGTCCTACAAGCGCCGCGGCGTGCGGACGCCCCAGCAGATCATCAACCGCTGGGCGCCGCCGCAGGGACAGGCGCAGGACGGCCGGACCTACACCCAGAACACCGCCGCCTACGTCCGCGCCATCAGCGCGGCGCTGGGCGTCGGCGCCGACGCCGTGATCGACGTCGAGAGCGCGGACACCCTCCGCCTCCTGCTCCCGGCGATCATCAAGCACGAGAACGGCCAGCAGCCCTACGGCCCCGAGGTCTTCGAGCGGGCGATGGAGCTGGCGAACATCGAGACGGGGAGAGGGTGACATGAGCTGGTGGCAACCCCTGGCCTCGGCCGGGCTGGAGATCGTGGCGAGCCTCGTGCTCGCCCTTGGCGGAGCGGCCCTTCTCCGCCTCTACCGCTGGCTCGGTCTGAGCCAGGACGCGCAGGTCCGCGAGTACCTGGACGCCGCCCTGAAGCGGGCGGTGGACTTCGGCGTCGCCGAGGCGCGCCGGAAGTTCGGCCTCGCCGTCCTCGCGCCCGGCGGGGACGCCTACGTCCATGCCGTGGACGCGGCGGCTGGATACGCGCGGCAGACCGTGCCCGACGCGCTCCGGCACTTCGGGATCGACGACGGCGGGCTCGTGGACCGGATCCGAGCGAGGCTCCCGGCGCCGGCCGCGAAGCTGGCCGGGGGCGGCTGAGCCGGCATGGAAGGGCTGTGGAATGAGCTTCTGCGTGCCCAGGGCCTGGCCGTGCTCGCCATCGGCTTCCTCCTGAGCTGGGGTGGCTTCGCCCTGAACGCGCGCATCAAGGACCTCGTCTCCGGCAAGGCCGACGCCGGCCAGGTGTCGGCCCTCGCCGGACGCATCGACGCCGTCGAGGACAAGCTGGTCCGCATCGAGAGCCAGCTGGCACACCTGCCAGGCGCCGAGGACCTCGCGCGGCTCGAAGTGCAGCTCGAGCGCTGCAACGGCGCGCTGAGCGCGATAGCGGCCACCACGGAGGGCGTTTCCAGGATGCTGGAGGCGCAGGGCCGGCGCGTCGAGCTGATCGACGAGCACCTCAAGAGAGCGCACGCGTGAGCTACAACACCTTCCTGGCCGAGGACCGGCGCCTCTCCATCCTCCTGCTGATGAAGGATGCGCCCGGCGGCACAACCAACGAGGCGCTGCTCCACCAGGCGCTGCCCATCTACGGGCACTCGCCGTCGCTCGACACGGTCCGGACGGACCTCGGCTGGCTCTCCGAGCAGGGCCTGGTCGAGACGAGGGAGCCCGGCGGGCTGCTGATCGCCACCATCACCGCCCGCGGCGACGACGCGGCGAACGGCCGCGCCGTCGTGCCCGGGGTGAAGAAGCCCGTCCGGAGGTAGGGGTGCCGCAGCCCTCCTCCATCGAGCTGCTGCCCCTGCCGCTGCGGCAGGCGGTCGAGAAGGCGATCCGGGAGGGCCGCCTGCCGGACGGCAACGCCGCGACGATCGACGCCCTGGTCTCGATGGTGGGCGCGCATGGCCACCAGGTCAGCCGCTCCGCCATGGGGCGCCACCGCAAGACGGTGGCCGAGGAGATCGAGGACTTCCGGCAGCAGCAGCAGCTCGCGAAGCTCTGGATGGACCAGGCGCGCGAGAACCCGGACGGCGACGTCGGCCAGGTCGTGGGCGAGCTGCTCAAGATCATAGCCATGGGGACGGCCCGGGAGCTGCGCCAGGCGGAGGAGCCGGCGGACCCGAAGCAGATCCGCACGCTGGCGGCCGCCATCAAGGATCTCGCCATGGGCGACCGGCACCGCACCAAGCTGCGGGCCGAGTTGCTGGCCGAGACCAAGAGGAAGCTCGACGAGGTGGCCAAGGATGTGAAGGGCCAACCCCAGCTCGAGGAGATGCTGCGCCGGATCCGGCGCGATGTGTACGGCCTGGAGGACTGAGGCGTGGACAACCAGCACCGCAAGATCAGTGGCTACCGCGAGCTAACTGAGGCGGAGATCGCCGCCATGAACGAGGCGAAGGCCATGGGCAACGCCATCGGCGGGCTCCTGGACCGCATGAAGGAGCTGCCCGGGGTGGACCAGCGCGCGCTGGCCATCGCCCGGACGGAGCTGCAGACGGGCATCATGTGGGCCGTGCGCGCGGTCGCACGGCCCGAGAGCTTCTGAGCCGCGCATGCCCGGCCGTCCCCCGCCGGCCTGGCTGCAGGGCCTGGTCCTCGCTCTGCACCGGCATCTGAATGTCCGAACCCAGCGGTGGTTCGGCGGGGGCGACGCGCGCTTCGGCTGGTCCGCGCAGAGCTGGGCGGCCGCGCGGACCGGCTCCGTCGGGGCAGGGCGAATGGTGGCCGCCATCGACCGGCTGTTCTGGGAGGGGCATTGCGAGGCCGAGCACGCGCGCGCCGCCGCGGGTCTCGACCCCGATGTGGAGGACTGGCGGAACATCGCCGGCGCTTCGTGGGCGCTCGCCCTGCTGGCGACCGTGGCGATCGGCGCCGTCGCGCTGCTCGGGTGGGCGGCGCCGCTGATGGTGGCGGGCGCGGCGATCGGCTGGCGCCTCGGCCGGGCGCTCCGCTCGTGACGAGGCCGGCCCTCGAGCTCTACGGATACCAGCGCCGGTGGCTGCAGGACCGCAGCCGCTTCAAGATCGGCATGTTCGCCCGCCAGACGGGCAAGACCTTCACGACCACGCTCGAGATTGTCGACGACTGCTTCGAGGCGATGGCCAAGGGTAAGCGAGCCCGCTGGGTCATCCTGTCGCGCGGCGAGCGCCAGGCCCGCGAAGCGATGGATGAAGGGATCAAGCGCCACCTCCAGGCCTACAGGATCGCCTTCGAGGAGAGCGAGGCCCAAGTCGCCTTCGGCGACAAGGGGCAGACGATCGTCACGCAGCTCGAGGTGACGCTGCCGGGGGGCAGCCGCATCACCGCGCTGCCGGCCAATCCGGACACCGCCCGAGGCTTCTCGGCCAACGTGTTCCTCGACGAGTTCGCCTTCCATCCTGACAGCAAGGCCATTTGGAAGGCGCTGTTCCCAGTCATCTCCGCCGGCTGGAAGCTGCGCGTGACTTCGACCCCCAACGGCAAGGGAAACAAGTTCTTCGAGCTGATGACGGCGAACGACAAGCGCTGGTCGCGCCACGTCGTCACCATCCACACCGCCGTCGCGGACGGCCTTCCGCGCGACATCGAGGAGCTCAAGGAAGGCATCAGCGATGACGATGCTTGGGACCAGGAGTACGAGCTCGAGTGGCTGGACGAGGCGTCCGCTTGGCTGTCCTACGACCTGATCAACGGCGTCGAGCACGAGCTTGCCGGAAGGCCCGAGCTTTATGAGGGCGGGCCTTGCTTTCTCGGCGTGGACATCGGCCGCCGGAAGGACCTGTACGTCCAGTACCTGCTGGAGCTGGTGGGCGACGTCCTCTGGGAGCGTGAGCGGCTCGAGCTCAAGGGCAAGAAGTTCGCCGAGCAGGACGCCGCCCTGGCGGACTTCTTCAAGCGGTACCGGATCCTTCGGTGCTGCATGGACCAGACCGGGATGGGCGAGAAGCCCGTCGAGGACGCGCAGAGAGTGCACGGTTCGCTCCGGGTCGAAGGCGTGATCATGACGGCGCCGACGCAGCTCCGCATAGCGACCCTCGCGAAGGAAGCCTTCGAGGAACGCACGGTGCGCATCGCCCGTGGGGTTTCGGCCCTGCGTGCCGACCTACACAAGCTGAAGAAGACCGTTGGGGCAACGGGCGTGCCGCGCTTCGTCGCGGAACGCGACGAGGGCGGTCACGCGGATCGCGCATGGGCGCTGTTCCTGGCTTTGGCGGCAGCCGAAAGCCCCGTCGCGCCCATCGAGTTCCGCGCCCTCGGCCGCCTGCGCGTCTCCTCCAACCTCAGTGAGTTCCGAGGCCTTCGATGAGCGAGACCACCGCCCCGCGCGCCGATCCGCCGCGCGCCGCCGCCATCCGCATCGCCCGCGTCCGCCTCAAGACCGAGGTCGCAACACTCGCCACAGACCCCAACGCCTGGACCTGGGGCGGGCGCCTCGAGCCGAAGGACGCCATCCTCGTCCCCCGCGGCGGCCGCCGCGGTCTCGCCCACTACAAGGCCTTGAAGCGAGACGCCCGCGTCGACACGGTGCTCGGCAAGCGCAAAGCCGCTCTCGTCGGGCGCGAGTGGGAGTTGCAGCCCGTCGACGAAAGCGCCGGCGCCGCCGCGGCGGCCGAGCGGGTCGGGGAAGCGCTCAAGCCGCTCGCGCTGTCGCGGGCCGTGGGCGACTGGCTCGACGCGCTCCTGCTCGGCTACCTGCCCGGGGAGGTGATGTGGGACGTGGGCGGCGGCCTGGTCGTGCCGGCCGAGGTCCGCCCCCGGGATCCCGAGCGCTTCGTCTTCCGGGACGACAGCGACGGCAAGGGCCCCCAACTCCGCCTCCTCGTGAAGGGCAACGTGATGGACGGCGTCGAGGTGCCGCCCATGAAGTTCGTGGTGCACCGCCACCGGGGCGAGTTCGGGGATCCCTACGGCCTCGGGCTCGGACATCAGCTCTTCTGGCCGTGCTTCTTCAAGCGCCAGGGCATCGGCTTCTGGCTCAACGGCCTGGAGAAGTTCGGGCAGCCCACCGTGGTCGGGAAGTACCCGAACGGCACCTCCGACCCCGACCAGGAGAAGCTGCTGGCGGCGCTGAGCGCCATCGCCTCGGACACCGGCGTCGCCGTGCCCGAGGGCATGATGGTGGAGCTGCTCGAGGCGAAGCGGGCCGGCTCGTTCGACAGCTACAACACCCTCGTCCGGTACTTCGACGAGGAGATCACCCTCGCCGTCCTCGGCGAGACGCTTACCACCTCCGTCGGCCAGTCCGGCTCCCGCGCCCTTGGCGACGTCCACAACGAGGTGCGGCTCGAGCTGACAAAGGCTGATGGCGACGCCCTTGCGGAGACGCTGAACTCGACGCTGATCCCGTGGGTGGCCGCGCTCAACGGCGTGCCTGAGAACCTGGTCCCCCGGATCTGGTGGAAGGTCGAGGAGGGCGAGGACCTCAACCAGCGCGCGGAGCGGGACGCCAAGATCAAGGGCCTAGGGTACCGCCCGACCATTCAGTACATCACGGACACCTACGGCGAGGGCTGGGAGGAAGCACCGGCGCCGGTGCCGCCGGCGGCCCGGCCGGGCCTGCCTGCCGGGCTCGCGGCCGCCTTCGCGGAGGCAGCCTTCGCGACACGCGGGGCCACTCTGCCGGCGGCCGACGACGGCCAGGACAATCCGCAGCTCGTGGCCGAGCTCCTCGACCGGCGGACGGCCCGCGCGCAGGAGGCGCTGCTGGGCCCTGTCGTCGCCCTGATGGAGCGCGCCGACACCCTGCAGGAGGTCGCGGACGGCCTGGCCGGACTGTACCCGCGGCTCGAGACCGACCGGCTCGGCGAGGTGATGGCGCAGGCGATGATCCTGGCCAGCCTGCTCGGCCGCGACGACCTGGCCGCGCAGGGCGCCTGAGGTGTCGGGCGCCGCCTCGGCCGAGGCGATCGGCCTGCCCTTCGACGAGGCGATCGCGTTCTTCCGGCGGAAGCTCTCGGTCCCGACGCCGCGGTGGGACACGCTCTGGCGCGACCAGCACGCGGCCGCCTTCACCGTCGCCGGCGCCATGTCGGCGGACCTTCTCGCGGATCTCCGGGCGTCGGTGGACAAGGCGCTCGCCGAGGGCGGCACGCTCGCGGAGTTCCGGCGCGAGTTCGACGCGATCGTCCAGCGCCACGGCTGGCGGCACAAGGGCAAGCCCGGCTGGCGGGCGCGGACGATCTTCGAGACGAACCTCCGCACCGCCTACGCGGCCGGCAGCTGGCAGCAGGCCCAGGACACGAAGGCGGAGCGGCCGTTCCTCCGGTACTCGGCGATCCTCGACAACCGGACGCGGCCGCTCCACCGCCGGTGGCACGGCACGATCCTGCCCATCGACCACCCCTTTTGGCGGACGCACTACCCGCCGAACGGCTGGGGTTGCCGCTGCACCGTCATCACGCTGAGCCAGGCGCAGCTCGACGCGCGGGGCTGGCGCGTCACGGATCCGGCGCCCGCATCGGGTGGGGTGCCGCGTCGGGTGCGGCAGCCCGACGGGACCGAGCGCATCGAGGAGGTGCCGCCGGGCGTGGATCCGGCCTGGGCCTACAACGTCGGCGAGGCGAACCTGCGCTGGCGGGCCGCGCGCGTGATGGCGGACAAGCTGGCGGCCGCCCCGCCGGATCTCGCGACCGTGGTGATGGCCGCGGTGAACCGCGCCGGCGGCGAGGCGGCCGCGACGCGCGAGGATCTCCATGCCGAGTTCGACGCCTGGGCGGCGCGCTCAGCCCGCGGCGAGGCGACGGCCGCCGGCGACGCCGAACGGGTGGCCGGCGCGCTCGTGCCCCTGGCGCACCGGGCGCTGTCCCGTGCCCTCAACGCGCCGCCGAAGGCGACGCCCGCGGTGCTGGTGCTGCGCGCGGAGGACGTCGCCGCCGGCGCCACCCTGGCACGGCAGCTGCCGGCGCTGGTCGCGACGGCCGGCGCCACGCTCCTCGAGGCGGCGACGGGCGACGTGCTGCTGGTGGTGGCCGCGGCCGCCGGGCGTGTGCTGGCGGTGCGGGCGCGGCGCGACGGTAGGGTGCTGCGTCTCGACGGCGGGCGGCAGGAGGAGCTGCCGGGACCGGAGGGCCTCCGGCTGCTGTCGGGGTCGTGGCCCTGGCCGGAAACCCGCGGATGACCGTGACCATGGCCGTGGCGGGCCTTGGAGGGGGTCTAGACGGGTTTTCGGGGTCCGGGCGCGGCATGGGTAGCGGGCGCCCCCGCCCACGCCGCGCTGCCTATCTCAAACGGGTATTAAACCCCCGGTCCTGTAGACGGCTCCGACCCCGTTTTGTCGGTAGGCGCGGGTGCCGCATCTCCAGCCGGCGCCGCCTTGGGCAGGCGGAGGCCATCCTGACGGGCCCGATGGATCCAGAACGCGATCGCCTCCGGCTTCTGCGACACCAGCGACAGAAGCGCGATGGCCGGTCCGTCCGGCTTGCGGCGGCCCTGCTCCCAGTCCTGGACCGCGCTGGGCGAGAGGTAGTAGCGGCGCGCGAACTCGGCCTGGGTGAGCTTCAGCCGGTCGCGAAGGCGCTTGAGGGCCTCGGGGAAATCGTCGGGCAGGGCGATGGGCTTCTGGCGCTTGTGCGGCATTGCGGGCCCTTCTTGGCGCTCTGGCCTTGCTTGGTCAACGGAAATTGGCCTCTCATGTACGCGCGTGCAGCGCGAGGGCCGGCCCAATGACCGGCGGCGATTTGGCCTTCCTGGCCTTCTTCGGCCTGCCGCTCCTGGCCATCCTCTGGGGCGCGCTGCTGTGGTGGGGCGTCGTGCTGTTCCGGCGGCTCTTCCCGCCGCGTCCGGCGCCCGCCGCGCCGGCGGAGTGCCGCGCGTCCGCTCTGCGTCCGTGCCGCTGGCGCGCCCGATACGACGAGGTCATGCCGTCGGCGGAGGTGAACATCAACGGATCGTGCGGCTCGGCGGCGTTTTTGGAGGCGCTGAAGCTGAACCTGTACGTCCGCGACGTCTGCGAGCGCTGCGGCGCAGTTCGCGAGCGGCCGGAACATCGGGAAACAAGTTGTTGACTTGGCTACCGCCACTTGCGGTCAAACTTCGTTGACAACGACCGCCCCGTTGGCGACGGGCGCTGACGGAACCGGAGGAGGGAAGAATCGATGCACGATCCAAGGATCATCGCCAACGCGGTGCTGAGGCGTGCCGAGGCGCGAGGGTACGCGCTGACGAACCTGGACCTCCAGAAGATCGTCTACCTCCTCCACGGTGGCTTTCTGCGGCAAACCGGCAAGCCGCTCGTCGCCGGCGAGTTCGTGGCCTGGGAGTACGGGCCGGTGCACCGCGTGCTCTACGACGCGGCGAAGTCCTGGGGGGACACGCCGGTGGACCGCCCGCTGACGAAGCTCGACCCGATCCGCCGCCAGCGGGTGCCCGTCCCGGCGCTCGATGATCCCGAGGTCGAGGAGTTCCTTGACGCGAATCTGGGCCGGTTCCTAGTCATCCCCACGTATCAGCTGGTGCAGCTCACGCATGCGCCCGGCACCCCGTGGAGCCGCACGATGGAGGCGGCCGAGACACGGGCGAACGTGGGGATGGTCATCTCGAACGACCTGATCGCCCAGCACTACGAGGGCGCCTCCGTCGGTGAGCCGGGCAAGACAGGCGGCGGTCGCCCCAGCGTCCAGGAGACGGTGGCGGCGCTATGGCAGACGGGGACGACGGCGGCGTAAAGCGGCGCGCGGCGCAAAAGCGGGCGGACGACCTCGTAGGCAGGTTTCCAGTCACCGACCTCGGGCACGCGCTGGCGCTGACGGGGTCGTCGCGGCAGCAGTTCCTTCGTCGCTTCGTCGAGCGAAAGGGCGGCCGGGGCAACTTCACGCCGCTGCGGGCGCAACTGCCTCGCATCTACGCGGCGCACGGGCCCGAGGCCGGAAGCCACGGCGCACTGTTCCGCGATCTGCCGCCGGACGGGTGGGACCGTATCGAAGCTAGCCTTCGCGACACCTGCGAGCCGCAGCACCTCGATACGAACCTGATGGTCGGGCGGATGGTGTTCGACCACGCGCGGGGCAGCGGATACACCGCCGTCACCATGAAGGCGCCGCCGCTCCGGGTGCACGGGAAGCCCACGGTGCCTGTCGGCATCGACTTCTACTTGGTGCAGGGCGACAAGGTGATCCTGCAGTTCGTTCACCTCCGTTCGGCGGAGCTGTCGGCGCGCCAGCGGGCGATCATGGCGACATTGATCTTCGAGGCATGCGGCCGCGGCGAGCTTGAGGAGGCGCAGCCCGAAGTGGAGTTCGTCTCGTTCTGCGCCCCGAAGGCGGGTCAGCCCAGGCAGACGGTTTTGAGGTCGGTACCGCGGGACAAGTTCGTTCCGCTGTCCACGCTGAACGACGAGATCGCCGAGGTTTTCGACATCTTGCGGAGGATTGCGACCGGCGAGGCCTGATGGGGCGCGCTTTCTGACATTGCGCCCGGCGGCACGCCCCGCCACCCTCCGGCCACGCCACAGCCCGGAGCCCCCGCCCGATGCGAACCACGATCCTCGCCCTGGCGGTCGCCTCAGCTGACGGGCCGCCCGCCGCCGCCGAGCGCGCCGAGCACCCGCAGCAGATCCTGGTCGTCGCCGATGGCCCTCACCAGGCGCCGCAGCCCTTCCTCCAGCGCAATCTGCGCGTTCTCGCCGCTCGCCAACATAATGCCGGGGTTCTGCGCCTCCACGGTGTAGTTCTTCGTGAAGAGGATCTGCCCGCCGGGCGACAGGACGCGGACGTTGGCGGTCAGCTCGCCCTGAGCCGTGCCCGTCCAGAAGCCGACGAGGAAGCGGTTGAGGAACCGCAGGACCTCGATCTCGACGCGGCCGTCCGTGCCGTTGGTGCGGAAGCCCCTGGCCTCCAGCTCCCGCACGATGGCCTGGCGCAGCTCCGCGACCACGTCGTTGGTGGCGATGATGGGCGCCATCTCCATCCCGTAGCCATTCACCTTGTTGCCGACGCGGTCGCGGATCTGGCGGTTGTCCTGCGTGACAACGCTCAGCGCGATCAGCTCGGCGCCGGGCATGGCGGCTGGCATGACCTGCGGCTGGTGGCGGACCTCGATGTGGTCCGGCTGCAGGGCGCAGGCCGGCAGCAGCAAGGCAAGCAACAGGGCGAGACGGCGCATTGGGCGGCTTCCTCCACGTGATGGAACGCGGCCATGCTTCCGGTCGCGCCCCGACAGCGCAAGCAGGACATTGGGAGAACAGCGATGAAGCGCATCGCTTTGCTCGTAGCTGCTTCCCTGGCCGCCAAGAATGCACATGCAGCCGATCCGCCTACCGATCGCGAACTGATCGTCGGCACCGCGGGCTGCGCCCTCGTGCGCGACGCCCTGGCCCGGCTGCGCTGCTTCGAGGGGTTTGCCGAGGACGCCACCGCGCGCCTCACGCCGGCCGAGCGCGGGGACGCCGAGGCGGTGGCGCGCGTCCTCAACGGCGTCGCGGCGTCGGCCCCTGCGCCGCCGATGACGGATGCGCAGCGCACGATCTTCCTCAGCGGACAAGCCTTCGCCGGGCGCGGGCGCTGCGAGCTGCTCGTGCGCTTGCGGAACGACGGTGCCGAGCCGCTGTCCTTCGTCGGGCTCAATATCGAGGTTGTGGCGGACGGCCGAACCTCGCTGGAGAGCTTCAACTTCCGCGATCTGGGCCGGCTTGAGGCACGTGAGGAAACTCGTGCCCTCGACCGGCCCTGCGGGCCGCTGATGAACTTCCGGGTGACCAGCGTGCCAATCTGCACATCCGGCTCCGTGAGCTTCCGAGACTGCCTAGATCACGTCCATGGCCGCATACAAACACCGCAGGGGGAGCGGCCAGTGTTTCGCGCTGGCCCTTGACGCACACGATGCCGTTCCGCGATGGTGCCAAGGCTAGCAGGGCGGCTTGAACACCCCTTGCGGCGGTTTCTCAACGGCGTCGGCCCCGCGCCAGGGGCACCCCGATACGTCCGGGTGGCGTGCAGGCATGTCCAAGGTCGGAGTTTGCTCCGTCCCAAAGCTGCGCGCGGCCGTCCGTTGAGCGGCTGTTCAACACCCGGACCCGCGGCGGGGGTCCCCGCGAAGGAGGCACGGCGATGCCGGCCAACCCGCAATCCACCGCGCTCGCCTACGGCGCGCACGCCCTCGAAGCCATCCACCACGACGGGCTGACTTGGCTCAGGGTTCATTCGCTGAGTGAACCCTTGGGCTTCGACAACGCTCGAAGCGTCCTCAACCTCTACGCCCGCAATGCCGACGAGTTCGGCCCGAACGAGACACGGGAGCTGCCGCTCCCCACCGCGGGCGGCGTCCAGAAGGTCCGCGTCTTCTCCCTCCACGGCGCGCGGCTGCTGGCCATGCTCGCCTCGACGCCCGAGGCGAAGAGGTTCCGCCGCTGGGTGATCGACCGCCTCGCGGAGCTGGACGCGGCCCGCCCCGACACCGCCGCCCGCGCGAAGCGCCACGCCCGGATCGAGGAGCAGGTGGCCCGCTTCCGCCAGCACCTCCTCGCCGAGGACGAGCGCTACGACCCCTTCGTCGAGCGGCTCGACCGCATCGACCAGGACATCGCCGCCCTCAACATGGACAAGCGCGACGTCTACGCCGAGGCGCGCGCGGCCGGCCTCTCCGAGGAGGAGCTGCGGTCCATGCGCGCATCGCGCCGCATGATCGCCATCGGCTGGGAAGCCCCGCGCCGGAAGGGCCTGCGCCATGGCTGACCTCACCCTCCGCGAGGTCGCGGACGCCCTGAACCCCATCGCGATCCGGATCGCCGGCCAGGCCGCCGAGCTCGACGGGCTGCGGCTCATGGTTCCCGAGGCCCACCCCGCGCGCCCGGTGCTGGACGAGGCGCAGTCGCTCCTGTCGCACGCCTGGCAGGTGCTCGGCCTCGCCGAGGACGAGCTCGCGGACGAAGGCGGGGAGGGCGGCGATGACGCCTGACGCGCCCCGCGCCCCGCACCCCGACACGCCGGTTCCCCGGCCGCGCGACGAGGACCTCCAGCTCCGGAGCGGCCTCGCTGCGCTGCGCGACCTCCTGGAGGCCGCCCGGGACCTGCACTCCGTCCATCCGGAGAGCCTGGCTGCCCTCGTCAATGCCCTGCTGACAGCCGGCCCGCCGCCGCGCTAGGCTGGCACTGTCCGGGTTCCCGGGCTCACTCTCCTTCGCGGGCGCCGGGGGCTTCCTCCGGCGCCCTTTCCTTGTCCGGGGGAAACGCTTCCGGGGCGCATCGCTCGCCGGCCGCGGCCAAGGTGCCCCGGCATGACCGCCCCCGCCCCCCAGCCGCCCGCACCGGGCGCCGAGCCGCTGCCGCCCTTCGAGGTGTTCCGCGCCGGAACGCACACGGCGATGGACGGGCAGCGGCTCTCCTTCTCGCGCGACGACCTCGCCGCGATCGCCGCCGCCTACGACCCCGCAACCCGCGAGGCGCCGCTCGTCGCCGGCCACCCGAAGCACGACGACCCCGCCTACGGCTGGCTCGACCGCCTCGAGGTGAAGGGCGACACGCTCGTCGCCCACCCGAAGCAGGTGGACAGCGCCTTCGCGGAGATGGTCCGCAAGGGCCGCTTCAAGCACCGCTCCATCGCGCTGCTGCCGCCCGGCTCGCCCGGCAACCCGTCCGCCACCGCGCACTACCCCAAGCACATCGGCTTCCTCGGCGCCCAGCCGCCGGCCGTGCAGGGCCTCAAGCCGATCGCCTTCGGCCGGATCGACGAGACGAGCGTCGCCTTCATGGAGCCCTGGCAGCAGTCCGGCCTCGGCCGGATGCTCCAGCGGCTGCGCGAGTGGCTCATCGCCGAGAAGGGCGCCGAGACCGCGGACCGCGTCCTGCCCTCCTGGGAGATCGAGGACGTGTCGCGTCCGCCCGTCGCGCCGGCGCCGCAGCCCTTCCCCGCCTTCTCCGAGCCGCCCCTCAACCCGCCTCCAAGGGAGCCTGAAGTGACCGACAAGACCGTGGCGGAGCTGCAGGCGCAGCTCGACGCCGAGAAGGCCGCGCGCGAGGCGGCCGAGCGCCAGGTGGCCGAGCAGGCCGCCGCCTTCGCCGAGGCCGAGGCGCGCGACCGCCGCCGGGACGACGAGGCCTTCCTCGACGGCCTGGTGAAGGAGGGCCGCCTGATCCCCGCGCTCAAGGCGGACGCGCTCGCCTTCATGGCGGCGCTCGAGCCGAAGGAGGCCGTCGTCGCCTTCGCCGAGGGCGAGAAGCGCGCCCCGCACGCCGCCTTCCGCGAGCTGCTCGGCAAGCTGCCGAAGGTCATTCCCTTCGGCGAGTTCGCCGGCGGCACGGGCGAGATCCGCGCGGTCGACCCGCAGGACGCCTCGTCCATCCAGCGCGAGGCCGCCGCCTTCATGGAGCGCGAGGCCAAGCAGGGCCGCGCCGTCACCATCGCCGAGGCCATCGAGGCCGTCACCAAGGGAGCCGCCGCGTGAGCACGCCGATCCTCACCCAGTCCTTCACCGCGGGCGGGGCCATCGGCGCCAACCGCATCGTGGCGCCCCACGGCTCGAACGCCGGCCAGGTGGTGCAGAGCAACGCGTCCGGCGCCCTCTTCGGGGTCTGCACGCAGCCGGGCGGCGCCGCCTCCGGCGAGCGCGTGGACGTCCAGCTGCAGGGCACCGCCCGCGTCGTCGCAGGCGGCACCGTCGCCTTCGGCGCGCCGGTGACGGCGGACGCCAACGGCGCCGCCGTGGCCGCCGCCCCCGCCGCGGGGGCCAACGCCCGCGTGCTCGGCTTCGCGCTCGAGGCGGCCGCCTCCGGCGATCTCTTCTTCGTGCTGCTCAGCCAGCACACCATGCAGGGGGCCTGACCCATGGCGCTTGCGCCCTTCACCGTCCAGCCGAACCTGGTCGCGGCCTCCGGCCTCTACCGGAACACCCGCCTCATCGCGGACCTGGTGCTGCCCCGCATCGCCCCGGTGGGCACGCAGACCTTCAAGTGGCTGCTGCACACCATGGCGGACGGGTACACCATCCCCGACACGCGCGTGGGCCGCACGAGCCGCCCGCGCAGCGTCGAGTTCAGCGCCACCGAGCAGTCGGGCATGACGGTGGACTACGGCATCGAGGTGCCCATCCCCAACGCCGACGTGCGCAACGCCCAGGGGCAGGCGGACGCCGTCGCCCGCGTGGCCACGGATCCGCGCACCAAGGCGACGCTGCTGGCGACGGACCTCGTGCTGCTCGACCGCGAGGTCCGGGTGGCCAACCTGGTCTTCACGCTCGCGACCTACCCGAGCGCCAACCGCACCACGCTCTCCGGCACGAGCCAGTGGAGCGACTTCACGAACTCGGACCCGATCGGGGCCATCCACGCCGCGGCGGACAGCATGATCATGCGCCCGAACGTCGGCGTGATGGGCCGGCAGGTCTTCACCGCGCTGCGCCGCCACCCGAAGATCGTCTCCGCCGTGCTGGGCAACGCAGGCACCTCCGGCGTCGTGTCGGCCGAGGACATCGCACGCCTGTTCGACCTCGACCGCCTGCTGGTGGGCGAGGCCTTCCTCAACACCGCGCGGCCCGGCCAGGCGGCCAACATGTCCCGCGTGTGGGGCAAGCACTTCGCCATGATGTACCTCGACCCGAACGGCGGGCCCATGGACATGCCCTCCTTCGGCTGGACCCAGCCCTGGGGCGAGCGCGTCGCGGGCACGATCGAGGACCCGAACATGGGCCTCCGCGGCGGCGAGTGGGTGCGCGTCGGCGAGAGCGTGGCGGAGGTCGTCGCGGCGAACGCGATGGGCTACCTCTTCCGCGACGCGGTCGCCTGACGGGAGGCCGCGCCATGACCCAGAAGAAGGGCGACATCGTCGCCGAGAAGATCTCGGCGGGGGCGGCCACCGCCGCTGCCCTCGCGGTTTCGAAGCCCGCGACGGCCACCGTCCGCCTCCTCTGCAACCTCGACCACGACGGCGTCCGCCACGACGAGGGTGCCGAGGTCGAGCTGCCCGCCGATGTCGCGCTCCGCCTCGTCGAGGGCGGCGCGGCCGAGACCGTCACCGCCGGCTGACAATGCCCTACGCCACCCAGGCAGACCTCGTCGCGCGCTTCGGGACGGAGGAGCTCGTCCAGCTCACCGACCGGACGGGCGCGGACACGGTCGAAGCCGGGGTGGTGGACGCGGCGCTCGCCGATGCCGCCGCGAAGATCCACGGATACCTCGCAGCGCGCTACGCGCTGCCCGTCTCGCCCGCGCCGGACCTGCTGCGCAGCATGCAGGCCGACGTCGCGCGCTACCTGCTGCACGGCGATCGGGCGACCGAGCTGGTCCGGAAGAACTACGAGGACGCCCTCAAGCTGCTGCGCGACCTTTCCGAAGGGAAGGCCGTGCTCGCGGGCGCGTCGCCGGCGGGGGCGGGGGCCTCGCCGGCGGCCGCAGCGGGCCAGGTGCGGGTCGCCGCGCCCGGGCGGCGCTTCGGCGCCGAGGGCGGCATCGGGGAGTACCTCGGGTGACCGCGCGCGTCGTGATCGCCGATGGCCTGGTGCGCCGCGCCTTCCAGGGCCTCGAGGCGCTGGGCGCGGACCTGACGCCGCTCTTCAGGGAGGTGGGCAGCCGCCTCGTCTCGAACACCAAACTCCGCTTCGAGGAGGGTCGCGCGCCGGACGGCCGCGCCTGGATCCCCTCCATCCGCGCGAGGACGCAGCGCGGCCAGACGCTGCGCAGCAGTGGCAACCTAATGAACTCCATCAGCTATCGTGCCGAGCCGCGCCAAGTCATTGTCGGAACGAACACGCCCTACGCGGCGGTCCACCAATTCGGCACCACGATCCGCGCGAAGAATGCCAAGGCCCTTCGCTTCCAGATCGGCGAGCGCTGGGTCTTCAAGAAGAGCGTCACCATCCCGGCGCGCCCCTTCCTCGGGATCTCGGCCGAGGACGTCGTGGACCTGCAGGCCATCGTCGCGCGGCGCGTGGCGCAGGCGATCGCGGGCCGCGGCCCATGAGCCTCCTCACCAATGTCCAGGACCGGCTCCGCCAGCAGGTGCCCCAGCTGCGCACCGTGGACGGCCTGGCCGCCTACGCCTCGCTGCCCGCGAAGCCCCCGACCGCGAAGCTGCCCGCGGCCTACGTCTTCGCGCTGTCGGACAGCGGGGAGCCGAACGCCACCGCCTCCGGGCCGCACCGCCAGCGCATCACCACCGTGATCGGCGTCGCGCTGGTCGTTTCCACGCTTCCGGATGCGCGCGGCGAGGCCGGCGCGCTGGCGCTCGAGCCTCTCCGCGCCCTCGTCCGCAACGCCCTGATGGGTTGGAAGCCCGCCGGCGCCGACACGCCCTTCGACTTCCTGGCCGGCGAGCTCCTGCAGGCGAAGGAAGGCACCGCCGACTGGCAGCTGACCCTGTCCTGCCGATCCACCGTCTCGATCCTCTGAGGGACCCCCGGACCATGGCCGAGAAGCCCGACCCCGCGCCCGCGCCCCGCCCGACCGAGGGCGGCAGCTACCTCGTCGAGGGACGCCGCAAGCCGCGCCGCGTCGAGTTCACCGCCCCCGGCTCGGCCGAGGGCGAGGAGGCACCGGCGACGCCGGCGGCCCAGGCGCCGGCCGAGGACGGCACGGACGGGGAGGCCTGATCCATGGCACGCATGACCCACCTCCTGGCGCTCTGCGCCATGGAGACGACCTACGGCACCTTCGTCTCGCCCTCCGCCACCGTGGCGGCCGACGTGCTGATCTTCCGCGACGTGGACGTGTCGGGGCTCGACGCGGAGCTGGTCGAGCGGCCGCGCGTGCTGCCCTACCACGGCTATCCGGCCCGCGCGGCGCGCCACAGCCGCGCGCTCGCCCTGTCCGGCACGCTGCCGCTGCCCGCGGCCGGCGCCGCCGGCACGGCCCCCGCCTGGCGGCGCATCCTTCGGGCCTGCGGCATGGCCGAGACCATCACCGCCGGCACGCGGGTCGACTACACGCCGATCTCGGCCGCGCAGGAGGGCGTGTCCCTCCAGTTCTTCCTGGACGGGTCGCGGCACGAGGCCGCCGGCGCCCGCGGCACCTTCGCGCTGAACTTCACGGCCGGAGAGGAGCCGACGCTCAACGCGTCGCTCCAGGCCGTGGTGCGCCCGCAGGCGGCCGCCGCGTTCCCGGCCAGCCCGGCCTTCACGGGCTGGCCGGACACGACCGAGGTGCGCAACACGACCTCCACGCTCACCATCGGCGGGCAGACGATCCCCTTCCGGTCGGTGGGCTACACCCACGGCAACCAGCTGGCGCAGCGCGACATTCCCGCGCGGCGCGAGGTGCGGATCACCGGCCGCACGCCGACGCTCGACCTGCTGATCGAGGCGCCGGACGGCCTCGCGCCGCTCGACTTCTTCAACCTCGCGGACACCGGCGCGGTGACCGCGATGAACCTGGTCCACGGCGTCGGCGCCGGGAACATCGTCGAGCTCACCTGCAACCAGCTGCAGATCCTTCCGGGCCCCCGGTACGAGCGCGACGGCGACGTCGCGATGCTCCGCCTCCAGGCCCGCGCCCACCCCACGGCGGCCGGCAACGACGAAGTGCTGATCCGCGTCCGCTGAGCCTTTTCCCGCAACCCCCGCGACGAAGGGACAAGCCCCCGCATGTTCGTGTTCGACCCCAACCCCCAGTTCACCTGGCCCGTGACGGCGCGGATGCCGGCCAACGGCGGCTTCGTGGAGCACGCCTTCCAGGCCCGCTTCCGCCTGCTGCCCGAGGACAGGCGCGAGGAGCTGAGCCGCGCGGGCGGTGACCTCGCCCTCCTGCAGGAGGCGGTCGTCGAGCTCGTCGAGGTGGAGGTGGACGGGCGGCCCTTCGGCCGCACGGCCGAGGAGGTCGCTGCGGTCCTGAGGCTGATGCCGTACCGCACGGCGCTCGCCGAGGCCTACGTCGCCGCCGTGTTCGGCATGTCGCCCGGTGCGGCCGCAAGGGGAAACTGAAGGAGGCCGCGCGCGCCATCGCCTCGGGGCGGGCGCGCCCGGCCGCCTCGGCGATCGACGAGCAGGCGCGCGGCCTCGGCCTGCCGCCGGCGGTCTCCGCGGCCATCCTGAAGCACACCCAGAAGGCGAAAGCGCCCGTGCGGGTGTGGGCCGAGAATTGGCCCGCGCTCCGGCTCTTCCTGGCCATGGCGACGCAGTGGCGGCGCGCCGGCCTCGCCGGGATGCCGACCGGGCTGGACTACGCCGCGATGCCTGCCGTCGCGCGCATCCTCGGCTACCGGCCGACGGAGGAGCTGTTCGCGCGGCTCCGGGTGCTCGAGGCGGAATGGCTCTCGGCATCCGCGGAGAAGGGGCGGTGACCCCGTGAGCGGCAGCATGCGCCTGCAGGTGGTCATCACCGGCGAAGCCGGGAACCTGAAGGCGGAGATACAGTCCGCCAGCGGGGAGCTGGACAAGCTCGGCCGCGCCGGCGAGGGCGCAGGCCGCGGCGTCGGCGGCGGCTTGGGCGTCATAGAGGCGGCCTCGCGGCGGCTGATGCCGCTGCTGGGCGCCGCCGGCCTCGCCGGCGCCGTCATGGGCGTCGCCCGGGCCGGCGACGCCATGACGGCCAGCCTGGGGCGACTGCAGGCCGCGACGGGCAGCATCCAGGCTGCTGCCGACAGCTACAACCAGCTGTATCGCCTTTCGCTCCAAACGGGCGTGGCCGTCGGCGACGCGGCCAACGCCTTCGCCCGCTTCCAGATCTCGGCCCGCGAGATAGGCGCGACGCGGGACCAGGTGCTGCAGCTCGTCCGGACGCTGCAGCAGGCCGGAGCCGTCGGCGGGGCGTCAGCCCAGGAGACGGCGGCCGCCACGCAGCAGCTGGCCCAAGGCCTCGCCAGCGGCAAGCTGCAGGGCGACGAGCTCCGCTCGGTGCTGGAGAACATGCCGACGCTCGCCGAGGCGCTGGCGCGCGAGCTCGGCGTGGGCATCGGCGAGCTCCGCAAGATGGGCGAGGAGGGGAAGCTCACCGCCGAGGTGGTCTTCCCCGCGCTGCTGCGGGCCGGGGAGCGGATCAACCGGGAGTTCCAGCAGCTCCCGGTAACGATGGCGCGGGGCTTCGCCCAGCTCGGCGTCGCGACCACGCAGTTCGTCGCGGATCTCGACCGTGCGGTCGGGCTCTCCCAGCGCATCGCCCAGGCGGCTCAGCAGGCCGCGAACGCCCTCGATCGCGTCCGGCAGGGGCAGTTCGGCACGCCGCAGGAGCGGGCGACGATCGCCTACGACGACGCGCGCGGTCGCGTCGTCGAGTTGGAGCGCCAGGCTGCGGCCGCGCGTGTGGCATTGGAGCCGGGCGGGCCCGACCGGGCCTCACCGAACCTCGTGGGCCCGGCTCGGCAGGCCGCCCAGCGCAACCTCGCGAGCCTCGAGCGGCAACTGGGCGAGGCGCGCCAGGCGCTCGAGCGCGCCGCCCAGCAGCGTGGTGCGCTCGAGGCCGGTCAGCCCGACGAACGGGGAGCCGGCGTCGCCGGTCAGGAGACAGGGCTCCGCAATGCCCGCCGGAGCGCGCAAACCGAGTACGACGGCCTCCGCGGCATCATCGACCGGCCTGGTCAACTCAGGGGCGAGGCAGCGGAGCGCCGCCGAACCGTCGAGCGCGCCCGCGATCTTGGCCTGATCAGCCCCGAGCAGGCGACGCGAGATCTCGGGGCCATCGACAGACGCCTTGCGGACGATCTTAAGAAGCTCGAGGAGCGCGGGCCCCGGGACGAGCGCGACAAGCGCCTGCGGGAGCAGCTGCAGCTGCTCGACGCGAACGCCCGCTCCGAGCGCGAGGTCGCGCGCGCCACGCTCGAGGGCGGCGAGGCCGTGCGTGAGGCCGAGGCGCGGCAGAAGGCCCTGCAAGAGGCGATCCGGCTCTTCCCGGAGGGCGGCGCGCGGTACGACGCCGCCCTTAGGCAGCTGACGGAGCGGCACATCGAGCTGGCCCGCGCCCAGACCGAGGGCCGGGCCGCGGCGATCGAGTTCCAGGACGCGCAGGAGAACGCCACTCTTTCCCTGCAACGCGACCTGATCGGCTCGTCCGCCGTCGAGCGCGCCCGGCGTACCGCCGAGCTGCGTCGATCCCAGGAGCTGGTGCGCAACGGCATCGACCCGTCCAGCGACCGCGGGCGCGGGCTGATCGCGGCCGCGGCGGACCGCGCCGAGAGGACGCTCGAGGTCCAGCGCGCGGAGGCCAGCTTCAACGAGCTCGGCCGCATCGGGGAGCAGATGTTCGACCGGATCGGCGAGGCCGCGACGCGCATGGCCCTCGACGGCAAGAACGCCTTCCAGAACCTGAAGAACCTCGGGAACGCAGTCGCGAGCGAGCTCTATCAGGCCTTCCTGCGCCTTGCGTTGCTGAACCCGCTCAAGAACATGGTTAGCGGCACCAACCTCCCGACGCTGGGCGACGTGGCCGGGCGCATCGCCGGCTGGTTCGGCGGTGGCGGGAGCAGCTCGTCATTCATCGACCCGACCTACGGCGGGCTGACCTACCACACCGGGGGCATCGCCGGCGTCGAGGGCCGGATGCGGGCGGTGCCCCTCGGGGTCTTCGCCGACGCGCCCCGCTTCCACACCGGCGGCTTCATCGGCCCTGACGAGGTGCCGGCGATCCTGCAGCGCGGCGAGGGCGTCTTCACGGCCGAGCAGATGCGCGCCCTGGGTCCCGCCGGCGGCGTGTCCGTGGGCGACATGCACTTCCACTTCCAGGGCGGCGACATGGGGCGGCCCGAGGACCGCCAGGCCATGGCCGAGGCCGTCCGCGCCGTGGTGCGGGAGGAGATCGGCGCCGCCGCCCCCGGCATCGTCCGCGCCGCCACCGCCGACACCGTAGCGCAGGCCAATCGCGGCGGCTCCGTCGCACGCTCGCTCGGGAGGCGCTGACCGATGAGCCTCGCCCTCTGGCCCGCCGCCATCCTGCCGTCGTCCTACTCGCTGGTCGTCGCCGCCAACACCCAGTCCGGCGGCCGCTCGCCCTTCGACGGCTCCGAGCAGACGCTCGAGCTGCCGGGCGCGAAGTGGGTCGCGCGCCTCGTCTTCGAGGGCCTCGACCGCGACGAGCACCGCCACCTCCAGGCCTGGGTGAACGGCCAGCGCGGCCGCGCCGGGCGCTTCCGTTGGGGACCGCCATCCCAGCCGCTGCGCGGAACGGCCGCGGCGGCAGCCGTGTCACCGCGGATCCGCGGCGCCGGCCAGTCGGGCGCCATCCTCGCGACCCAGGGTTGGCAGGCCAACGTCGGCACGGTCTTCGCGCCGGGCGACTTCCTCTCCTTCGAGGTGTCCGGCCGCGCCTGGCTCCACCAGGTGTCGGCCCGCTCCGACGGCCTCGTGGACTTCGCGGGCTCGAACGCCTCCGGCTGGTGCGACTTCACGGTCTCCCCGCCGCTCCGCCGGCCGCCCGCCGACAACGCCGCCCTCAACATCGCCGCCCCGGTCGGGACCTTCCGCCTGTCCGCGGATCGCAACCCCTTCGAGTTCGAAACGGGGATGTTCGGGGCGATCATCCTCGAGATCGAGGAGGCCATCCCATGAGCCGCAACCTCACGACGGCGGCCGCCAGCGCCGTCCAGCAGGAGACGGTCGCGCGCACAGTGGCCGTCGAGCTCGACTTCGCCTCGGGCTTCGTCCGCGTGAACGGATCGACGGCCAGCGTCTTCATCGGCGGGGTCGAGTACCTGGGCGTCGGGGCGCTCGGCGGGATCTCCGAGGTCGAGGAGAGCGCGGAGCTGCGGGCCTACGGCCTGACGCTGACCCTGGCCGGGATCCCCCGCGACAGCGTCGCGCTGGCGATGACGCAGAACTACCAGAACCGCCGCGCCACGGTGTGGGAGGTGGTGCTGGACCGCGCGACGCTCCTGCCGGTGGCGGACCCGGTGGTCGTGTTCCGCGGCCGCATGGACACCATGACGCCGGAGCTCGGCGAGGAGGCGAAGGTCACCGTCCGCCTGGAGAACCGGCTGGCCGACTGGGAGCGGCCGAGGATCCGCCGCTACACCGACGAGGACCAGCAGCTCCGCTTCCCCGGCGACAAGGGCTTCGAGTTCGTCTCGGCCACGGCCGAGCGCGAGATCGTCTGGCCGGCGGCGAGCTTCTTCCAGAGGCGGCGATGAGGGCGCCCGGCCAGCGGCCGCGCCTGCCGGACTGGACGGAGCGCCTGGCCGGGCTTGTCGAGGAGCGGCGCCAGGCGCCCTTCGCCTGGGGCTCGCAGGACTGCTGCCTGTTCGCGGCCGACGCGGTCGTCGCGGTCACGGGCGACGACCCAGCCGCGGCCTGGCGCGGCAAGTACCGGACGGAGGCGGGCGCCGAGCGGCTGCTAGGCGCGCTGGGGCTTGAGGGCACGGTGGCGCAGGCCCTCGCCGACTTCGGGCTTCAGGAGTGCCCGCCGGCCTTCGCCCAGCGTGGCGATCTGGCGATCGTCGCCTCCGGCAACCTCCCGACCGTGGGCGTGGTGCTGGGGGATGCGGTGGCTGCGCCGGGGCCAGACGGGCTGGCCTTCGTGCCGCTAACCGATGCCACCCGCGCGTGGGGGGTGTAGCGCGTGCCGCAGCTGATCCCGCTCGTTATCGGCGCTGTTGCGACGATCGGCGCCGGCTCGCTCCTGGGCACCGGTGTCATCTTCAGCATCGGGACGTTCGCGGTCACCGGCACGATGCTCGCTGGCTTCATCGGCGCCGTGGTCTCCACGATCGCGTCGGTCGCCCTCTCCGCGATGATGGGGAGCGGCCAGAAGGCCCCACAGGTCGAAGCCCAGGACCGCAAGCAGACGATCCGCGGCTCGATCGAGGCCCGCCGGGTGGTCTACGGCGAGGCGCGCGTCGGAGGCGTCATCGTCTACGCCGCCTCCGCCGGTCCCGACCGCGAGCGCCTGCACCTCGTCGTCGTGCTGGCGGGCCACCCCTGCCAGAGCATCGAGAGCGTCTTCATCGGGGACACGGCAATCCCTGCCGCCTCCCTCGGCGAGGACGGCGCCATCACGGACAGCGCTCACCCGCTCCACGGCAAAGTCCGGATCTGGCGCTACCTCGGAAATCAGACCACCGCCGACGCCCGCCTGAAGGAGGTCTTCCCGACCGACGCCACGCCCCCGGGTGGCACGCCTTCCGACGCCTCGGTCCTCGATCTGCCTAGCATGTCCGACCAGCAGCTGCTGTCCCGGGCCCAGACCGGTGGCTTCAAGCCCGGCACACCGCTCGAGGACCGCACGCCCTACTACGGCGCCTGGACCGACGCCCACGTGCTGCGCGGCTGCGCCTACGTCCACGTCGAGCTGACGTACGACCGGGACAAGTTCCCCAACGGCCTCCAAAACATCTCCGCCGTTGTCCGCGGCAAGAACGACATCTGGGACCCGCGCAACAACACCACGGGCTTCACGGACAACTGGGCGCTCTGCGTCCTCGACTACCTCCGCTCGGACTTCGGCCTCGCCTGCGCCTCCGACGAGCTCGACCTCCCGTTCTTCACGGCGGCCGCCAACCAGGCGGACGAGGCCGTGCCGCTCGACGGCTCGGGCGCCGCGACCGAGCCCCGCTGGCGCCTTCACGGCTCCTTCGACCTCGACCGGACGCCCCTCGACATCGTCGAGGGCATGGTCGCCGCCGGCGCCGGCGACCTGGTCTACGTCCAGGGGAAGTACCGCCTGTACGGCGGCGCCTACCGCGCTCCGACAGCATCCATCGGGCCCTCCGACTTCGCGGGCACCGTGAAGGTCACCACCAAGCCGCCCCGCAGGGAGCTCTTCAACGCGGTTCGAGGGACCTTCATAGACCCTGCGAGGAGCTATCAGGCCGCCGAGTTCCCGCCGGTCTTCAATCCGTCCTTCGACGCCGAGGACGGCGAGCGGATCTGGCGCGACCTGCAGCTGCCATTCGTGCGCTCGGTCGTCCAGGCGCAGCGCGTGGCGCGGGTCGCGCTGCTGACCGGGCGCGACGCGCTCTCCTTCACGGCGCCGATGAAGTACTCGGCGATCCGCTTCGCCGTGAAGCAGACGGTCTCAGTCACCCACCCCGACTTCGGCTGGAGCGCCAAGCCCTTCAGCATCGAGAGCTGGAAGTTCGCACCCGCCACCGGCGAGGTCGAGGTCACCTTCCGCGAGCACAACGCCTTCAATTACGCCTGGATCTGGGAGAACGCGGCGGTCCCGGCCTCCATCCCGGACACGGCGCTCATCGACCCGCTGGCGATCCCGGCCGCCACTGGCGTCTCCCTCACCTCAACCACCCAGATCCAGCCGGACGGCACCGCGGTGCCCGCGCTAGCCGTGGAGTGGACCGCGGCGCCCCATCCCTTCGTCACGGCGCACGAGGTGCAGTGGCGCCCGTCCGGCGGGCAGTGGACGGCCGTCGAGGTGCCCGTCCCCGCGACGCGGCTGGTCGTGCCGATCGCCGCCGGCGGCGTGGTGCACGAGGCCCGGGTGCGACCCGTTGGCGGGCTCGCCCGAGGGCCCTGGACCGACATCGTCAGCGCCACGGCCGCGCCCGACACCACTGCGCCAGGAATGCCCTCGGGCCTCACGGCCACGGGCGTGCTGCGCGGCGTGTCGCTCAACTGGACCCCGCCTACCGACCTCGACCTGGCGCGCTCCGAGGTCCAAGAGGCAGCGGCTTCGACCGGCCCCTGGACCAAGATCGGCGAGGCCGACGGCTCGGTCTTCCTTCGGTCAGGGATGCCGGCCGGCGGCAGTGCCTGGTTCCGCGTCCGCGCCGTGGACCGTTCCGGCAACGCCGGCCCCTTCACCGCGGCCGTCCAGGGCACGGCGGCGCTGGCTCAGTCGGTCGACATAGCCGATCAGGCGGTGACGCTGCCCAAGTTCGGCGGGGGTCTGGAGCCGATAACCATCGTCTCCTCCGGCCCTCTTCCCACGACCAAGTTGACCGAGACAATCAGCTTCGGCGGGAAGCTCTACCGCTGGAACGGCGCGGCCTACACGGCCGCGGTCCCAGCGGTGGACGTCGCGGGTACTCTCTCTGACGCCCAGATCGCCGACCTCAACGCGGCGAAGCTGACCGGCACGATGGACGTCGCCCGGATCGCGGACGGCGCGCTGACCGACGCGAAGCTCCGGGGCGGCGTCTCGGGCAACCAGATCTGGAACTCCACGCTCGACCGCGCCGTGACGGGCTGGACCTTCGGGGGCTCGGTCACGGCCACCTCGAGCGGGTCCACGCGCGGGACGATCTCCTCCCTCGGCGGCGCCGCCGACAACTGGCGCCTCTCCGGCTACGGCTCGGGCTTCATGCACCGGGCGTCCCTGGGGGCGTTCGACTTCATGGACGCCTACTGGCAGCTCGACGACCGCGTCGCGGTGGTCGGCGGTGCCCGCTACGAGGCGCACGCCCTGCTGCTGCCGCGCAACGCCCCGGCCTATATCAACATCGCCTGGTATGACGCGGCCGGGACCTACCTCTCCGAGGTCGCCGGCAACAGCGTCGCGGCCTCCGCGGCGACCGACGGCCGGACGGAGGACCGCTACACGCGCTCCGGCGTGATCGCCACGGCCCCGGCGACGGCGCGGACGGCCCTGGTCTACGTCCGCAGCGCCGGGGCCGGCTCCGCCCGCACCAACCCCTCCGTCGTCTTCACGAAGGCCTACTTCGGCGAGGCCCGTCCGAACCAGACCGACCTTTCGGTCTGGACCCCCGGCGCCTTCTCGACGTCGAGCCCCGAGACCTTCGGCCCCGGCTCCATCGTCAACGACCTGCTCGGGACGGTGGACGCGGCGAAGATCAACGGCGAGCTCGCCAACGCCACGATCGCGGCCTCCAGGCTCTCGACGGCCGTCACCGCAAGCCAGATCGCCTCGGTGAACGCGGCCGTCGTCTCGGGCCTCCTGGAGAACGCGAACCTCGCGGCCGCGCGCATCGACGGGCTGATCACCTCCGACCAGATCGCCGGCATCACGGCCGCGAAGCTCACCACCCAGATCACGGCGACCAACATCGCCAACGACGCGATCACGACGCCCAAGATCGCCGCCGGCGCCGTGGTGGCCGCGAGCGTCTCGGCAGGCGCCATCACCGCCTCGAAGCTCACCCTCACCACCGGGAACCTGAACCCGGACCCGCAGTTCGAGGATGGGGCGTGGTGGTCGCCCGACGCGAACGGCTGGTTCTTCGAGAGCGCGGGCGGCGGCAACTACCCGCAGATCATCGGGGTGCGGCGGTCCGCGACGATCCTCGCGTCCACGGGCTTCGGCGCGGCCCGCCGCCACATCTGGACGCCCACGCAGCACCCCGCCTGCACGGTCACCCCGGGCCAGACCCTCCGCCTGCGCGCCGAGTGCCGGAACGACAGCAATCAGAACCTCCACGTGTGGCTCGGCTTCACGGACGCGGCCGGCGCGGCGATCAGCGCGGTCGAGGTTTCGTGGGCCCCGGGCGAAGGGGTCGGCGACGGCACGGTCAAGGCCGTCCGGGCGACCGCGCCCGCCGGGGCCGTCTACTGGCGCATCGCCATCTACAACTTCGGCGGGACGGCCTTCTCGGGCGGCGGGACGATCTCCGACGTCACCGTCCAGCTCGCCGCAGACGCATCGCTCATCGTTGACGGCGCGATCACCGCCGCCAAGATCGACACCGACGCGGTGACGGCCGGCAAGATCCAGGCCGGCGCCATCACCACGGGCAAGATCGCCGCCGGCGCGGTGACGGCCTCGAAGATGACGCTCGTGGACGGCACGAACCTCGTGCCCGACCCGGGCATGGAGGACGACGCCGCCTGGAGCCCCTTCGAGCTGGACGGCCCGATGCCCAAGGGCTGGGTGACGACGGGCGTCGGCCAGGAGGAGTTCGGCAGCGTCCGCTACTACCAGGCGGCGGGGTCGGGCCGCATCTTCGTCTACTCCAGGCGCTTCCAGGTCCAGCCCGGCCGGCGCCTCCGCGCCCAGCTCCCCGTCTGGACCTCCGCGAACCTCAACACCCGCCTGATCTTCGATTGGCTTCGCGCCGACGGGGCGTGGATCTCCAACACCATCACCTGCGACAGCACGGCGATCGGCTGGCGGACCACCGCGACGGCCGAGATCCTGGTGCCCGCAGGCGCCGTCTACGCCGTGGTCGTCCTCGCGAAGGAGACGGGCTCCGCCACCGTGGCCTTCGGCCGCCCGCTCGTCACCCTGATGGCGAACGCCGAGCTGATCGTGGACGGCTCGATCAGCGCCAACGAGCTCGCGGCGAACAGCGTCACCGCCGACAAGATCGTCGCCGGCGCGGTCACCGCCGCGAAGCTCTCCGTCGGCAACGCCTCCAACATCTCGTGGAACGGCGGCTTCGAGAACGGCACCACGGACGGCTGGCAGAACGGCGCCGACGACGGCGGCTCGGCCCTGCCGGGCTGCACCTTCGGCATCGTCGCGACCTCGAGCCCCTACGGCATGGAGCGGGGGATGCGGACCGCCGAGCTCCGCCGGCCGTGGGCCGCCTGGTCGGGGAACATGGCCGCCTACGCGATTTGGGCGCCGGAGGGCGAATGGGACCGCGTGATGGCGGTTGAGCCCGGCCAGCGCGTGCAGGCGAGCGTCTACGCGCAGACCCACCGCTGCCGAGGGCAGCTCTTCATCGACTTCTACAACGCCTCCGGCACCCCCGTCGCGGGCCACTTCACGAGCGCGCAAGGGCCCTTCGCGCCGTCCCAGTTCAAGAGCCTGGCGGACGCCCAGCGCTGGTCGATCTTCGCCACCGCGCCGGCGGGCGCGGCCTTCGCGCGGGCCTACGTCCGGATGATCGCGGACACGTCGCCCACCACCGACCCCTACCTGTTCTTCACGGGCTTCATGTTCGGCCGGGCGCTGCCGAACCAGACGGAGGCCGACCCCTACGCGCCGGGCGGCGTGTCGTCGATCTCGGGCGGCGTCATCAAGACGCGCACCATCGCGGCCGACCGCATCGTGGCGAACGCCATCACCGCCAACGAGCTGAACGCCACCGACATCTTCTCGACCAACGCGACGATCGGGAACCTGATCGTGAACCGCGTGATCACGGCGCCGACGGTGATCGCGGGCGACTTCCTCGCCAACGGCTCCATCACGGCGCCGAGGCTCGCGGCCGACGCCGTCACCGCGTCGAAGATCCTGATCGTGCCGGGTAACATCAACCCGGACCCGAGCTTCCGGGACCTCTCGTTCTGGAGCTTCGATCCGAGCGGCTGGTATCCCGAGGATGCCTCCGGGTCCAACTATCCCGCAGCCATGGGCCTCGCGCGCACGGCCACCATCTGGTCGGGCGCCGCCATCGGCACCGCCCGGCGCCATGTCTGGATGCCCTACATGGACCCGTCGTTGGTCCTGGCCGACGGGCAGGTGCTCCGGCTCAAGGCCAAGGGCCGGAACGACAGCAACCAGGTGCTCTACGCGGAGATCAAGCTCTACACCGCCGGCGGAGCCGAGATGGCGTCGCTGGTCCTCTCCTGGGCGCCCGGCGAGGGCGGGGCGGGCGGGACGGTGAAGTCCGGCCAGATCACCGTGCCGGGCGGCGCGGCCTACTGGCGGGGCGTCGTCTTCAACCAGGGCACGGTGTCGAACTTCTCGGGCGGCGGCGCGATCGGCGACTTCACCGTGCAGGTCGCCTCCGACCGCAACCTGATCGTGGACGGCGAGGTCCTGGCGACGAAGATCGCCACCGGCGCCGTCGAGGCCGCGAAGATCGCCGCCGGGGCCGTGACGACCGAGAAGCTCTCCGTCGGCTCGACCAACCAGCTCTCCAACTCCTGCGCGACCTACTCAACCTGGGGGTGGAACCCGTTCTTCCTCCTCGACGGCAACTGGAGCACGCCGCCGGCCAACGCCACGACGGCCGCCCTCATCTCCAACCCGACCTGGGCGCTCCGGCACTACGGCTCGCTCCAGCTCTACCGGGGCGGGACCTGGTGGGGCAACTTCTCCTTCTTCTGCCAGTGGCAGCCCGAGAACGGGAACGGATGGCGCGACAACATCCCCGTCGTCGCCGGCAGGCGCTACCAGATGTCCGGCCTCCTCCAGGCGCACCGCTGCCGCGCCCGCTTCGACGTCGTCTGGCTGAACGCCGCCGGGACCTACCTCTCCGAGGTCAACACGACCGAGGTCGAGAACTTCACCGGCGGCGGCGCCGGCCTCACGGAAGCCGACTACCAGCTCCGTGGCGGCGTCTACACGGCGCCGGCGGGCGCCGCGCAGGCGATCTTCCGGGTCGTGATGGTCGGGAACGGCGGCAACGAGCCCTACGTCTTCGCGACCAAGATGTTCTTCGGCGAGTGCCTGCCGAACGCCGTCGAGCTCCAGCCCTGGGCGGCCGGCGGCGTCACCGGCATCGAAGGCGGGTCGATCCGGGCCAACACGATCACGGCCCGGGAGATCAACGCCAACGACATCTTCGGCAACAGCGGCGTCTTCAACACCCTGCGGTCGGCCATCGCCGGCTTCGGCGGGCTCTCGGCCAACGAGATCGCGGCGGGCGCGATCACGGCGACCAAGATCGCATCGGCGGAGGTGATCACCCAGTCCGTCCAGGTGGCCAACCTGATCATCGGCTCCACCAAGATCACCGACGCGGCGATCCTGACGGGCAAGATCAACGGCGACGCCGTCACCTCGTGGACCCTCGGGGAGAACCCCAGCACCTTCGCCGGGCCCTCGGCCGACGTCTGGTATCACGTCGTCTCCGCGTCCCTCACCGTCGCGGAGAACCGCAACGCGCTGGTGATCGGCGACGTCAACCACAACTCGACCGACAACTCCTTCGGCATCTACTCCATCAACGCGATCCCGCCCGGCGGCACGGAGTTCGGCGTCGTCTTGGACAGCGTCACGGGCGGCGGGCGGATCGCGGTGGTGAAGCCGATGCTGCTCACCCCCGGGACGTGGCAGTTCAAGGGCTACTGGCGCTTCTCGGGAGGGCAGCCGTTCGCCTCCTCGATGAGCAACGCCGTCATCTCCGTCCTCGCGAGGGTGCGATGATCGACCAAGGCATGATGGAGGGCTCCGTCCAGGGGTTCTTCGTGGTGCGCGCCACCGGCCGCATCTGGAACGCCGTCACCCTGTCCATCGGACAGGTCCCGATGCCGCCCGACGGGATGGTGTGGGTCGCGCAGACGCCCGACGACCCCACCGACCCGAAGCTCCACGCCTTCGAGCCGATCCCCGACGACGCGCCGGAGCCGCTGGTGATGCGCCGCATCCCGAAGCCGCCGGAGCCCGTGAACATCGAGTGGGAGCGGGCCGCCGCGCTGTCGCGCATCGACACCCATGCCGGGCGCCGCCGCGACGCGATCCGCCCCGCCGCGATGGCGGCCGTGGATGCCGAGCGCGTGCGCCAGGCCCGCGAGGTCGCGTCCGATCCGGGCACGCCGGAGTGGATGGTGCCGCTCGTCGCCGCCGCGCCCGGCGCGACGCTCGCCGAGAAGGCCTCCGGCATCATCGCCGCCCATGCCCTGACGATGGCGGAGCTCGCCCGCATCGAGGCCGACCGCCTCGCCGCCAAGGCCGCGGCCCGCGCCATGACCGATCCCGAGCAACTCAAGCAGATCCACGAGGAGCCGAAATTCCCATGAGCGACAATTCCCCCGTCATCGACGGCGAGGCCGAGGAGCTCACGCCCGAGCAGCTCGCCGAGCAGGCGCGCATCGCCGAGCTGGAGGCCCGCGACGCCGCCGAGCGTGTCCTCGTCATGGAGGTGCAGTCCCGCGCCCATGCGGTCGCCGCGGAGCGGGGCTGGCAGGTCCGCAACATCGGCCGACAGCTTCCCGGCGACCGCTGGTTCTGCGTGGTCGAGAAGGACGGCGCCTTCGAGGTTCACGAGCTCTCGGACCCGCCGCAGCTTGTCCGCATCCGCGGAACCCATCGCGACGCCGAGGCGGTGCTGCACCGGCTGATGGAGGGCAAGCACCCCGAGGAGATCCCGGGCGACCCCGAGCCGCCGCCCCCGGCGCCCACGCCCTACGGGTCCAGCCCCGAGGCCCTCCTCCAGTGGGAGAAGGACGACGCCAAGCGCCGCATCGACCGCAACGCCGAGCAGGCCAGGCTCCGCTATGTCACCGCGGGCGCAGGCCAGGCCATGGCCTACAAGGCAAAGGAGGAGGAGGCGCGCATGGTCACCACCTTCGCGCCGGGGGTGGACCTGGACCCCTCCGCCTTTCCGTTCCTGGCGCTTGAGGCCGAGGCGACCGGCCAAACGCTCCGGCAGGTTGCGCAGGTGGTCGTGGCGGCCGCCGATCTCTGGCGCCAGGTCGGGGCGCGGATCGAGGTCTTGCGGCTGTCCGCCAAGCGGGCTGTGGAGGCTGCCGCCTCGGAAAGCGAGGTGCGGGTCGCCGCTCGGGTGGAGTGGCCGTGA